CAGTTTTAGAGAGTCTGAATTAACCATTCTCAATGGGGTGAACGGTCACGGTAAAAGCGAGATTTTAGGGCATATTCTTTGTGAGGCAATGAGACAAGGTGCTAAGGCTTGCGTGGCTTCCTTTGAGCTTAAGCCGGCGGTATTTCTTAAACGACTAACACGACAAGCTACTTGCAATAAATTACCTACCAGCATGGAGATTGAGTCAGCATTTAGTTTTTATGACGATCGCCTTTGGTTGTTTGCGCTAACAGGAACAGCGAAAGCCAAAAAGCTATTGGAAATATTCCAGTATGCAAACCGACGTTACGGAATAAACCTGTTTGTTATCGATAGCCTGATGAAATGCGGAATTGATGACGATGACTACAACGGGCAAAAGGAGTTTTTAGACGCAATATGCGACTTCAAAAACAAAACTAACAGCCATGTCATTTTAGTCACTCACAGCCGTAAATCTGATAGTGAGGATAAACCCACGGGTAAAATGGACGTGAAAGGCTCTGGCTCAATTACTGACCTAACAGACAATCTGTTTATCATCTGGCGCAATAAACGACGTGAGAGAGCATTACAGAAGCTACAAGCAGGGCAACAACTAACACCAGAAGAACAGAATCACACCGCTGAGCCAGCATCAGTTTTATGTTTGGAGAAACAGCGTAACGGAGAGGGGTGGGAAGGTAAGATCTCGTTATACCTTGAAGAGCGTTCTCACCAGTTCTTAATCATGGAAGGCGGTTCTCCCTATAACTACATCGCCAATATGCCTAATTCTGAATATGACGAAGTATGGCAAGACGAAAACGTTACCAAGTATTAACACGCAAGAGGATTTTTAGATGAACTTATTAAAAAGCACCGTCACCAAGGTTTTAGGTGATCCGGTTCGCCATACCTACAAAAGCGATGATGGAACAGAAAATGAATATTACCTAACTCCAGTCGAGTGTGATTGCTGGGGTAATATTTCTAACACGAAAGTGATGACAAATACTCTTGAGCAAGCCAAGGCAATTAAAGTCGGCTATGAGTGGGAATCGTGAGGATTTTTAGATGAAATGGCATCAGAAAATGCTTGTCAGGATATTTAGTAGCAACATTCTTACATTTCTATTTCAACTCATTGCTTGGGGTTCGTTATCGGTTTTAATCACGGTTAATAGGTTAGGTGAGTTTAATCTTCATGCTTATCTAGGTTCATTACCAATAGTGATTATTCAGGCGTTAGTGATGACATGTCTATTCAGGTGGTTGTTTAAATTTTGTATGAAAAATATTGATATCAAAGGAGGCATCTAATGCAGGGAGCTAATTGGGTTAATAGAAATGAGCGAACACCTGATGAAGATGGAAAATATTTAATCTACGGCCCACGTGGCATTACAACAGGTTATTGGCAGTCACGAATAAACAAATTTCAGGACGCTGAATCAAGCGATAACGAGGGAATGATGGGGTGGAAAGGGATTCTGACTGTTACCCACTGGATGCCACTCCCACCAATGCCGGAGGGTAAATGATGAAGTGGGCGAAATTTAAAGGTAACGAGATTACCTATTTAGTTAGATGGACAGTTTTAATTGTATTCATGCTCCCAATAAGCATAGTTTACTTTCTACTTTTTCTAATTGATATGCCGATCCACTTTGCCAGAAAACACGTACGACAAATTTTATTTTCATTAATTGACTACATCGAAAATAAACTCCCTTTCAGAAAGGATAAGTAGTATGAACGAACTCAAGAAATGCCCATTTTGTGGCAGTAAAGTTAAATGGTGTGGCGAGAACGAGCCTAACCCAGAAGATAACCACCTTTGTGATCATATCGAATGTACTAATGCTGATTGTGGCGCTGATTTCTCTTTTACCCACAATAACGATATTTACCCCGATAATTCTGATGACATGACGCCAGAAGAATTAATGCAAATTGACCGTGATTATTCAGCGCAAAGGTTTAACAGGAGAGCTAACAGTGAGTGAGCCAGTAGAAGTCATGGTCTATTACGTCAGCTTCAATACGAATAGCAGATTTTGGATGTTAAAAATAAATGTAGGCTGGATTGAGGAGCACTATAAATTCCCATGCAAACCAACTAAAAGACAAATCCGCAAAAAGAAAAAAGAATGGATCCAAGAAGCTAAATATTGGATAGAGGTATACGCAGAAATGCAAGGGGGCTAACTTGGAAATAGAAATGGTCAAATGCGCCAATGGCATATTTGCACCAGCATTCGAACACGACCTACCACGTTTAACAAAATTCAAAAACGGCGAAATGTATTCGCTAAACATCAAAGCCTCGCGCAATCCTGCCTTCCATCGAAAAATGTTTGCTTTCTTCAAATTCTGCTTTGAGTACTGGTGTGCTGATAACGCAGGTTTAGATTGCATGGATGAAGCATCACAATTCTTGGAGTTTAGGCAAAACCTGACAATCCTCGCTGGATTTTATTACACAGTAACGACCATTAAGGGCGAGGTTAGAGTGAGAGCGAAAAGTTTAGCTTATGCCAACATGGAACCAGATGAATTCGAACGCTGTTACAAAGCCATGATTAACGCAGCAATAAAACACATTTTCAGAGGGTGCAATGAAATCACTGAGAATCGGTTACTTACATTCTTTTGAGGGGCGGCAAGAGAGATGACAGAAAAAGGCATTCAAAAGATAGCACTTGTTGGTAGTAGAGCGTTACTTGCAAGCATCTGGTATGACACTTCTGGGATGTCAAGCAGAAGACGGTTATATGCAAAAGCAAGGGAGCTTATCGCAGGAGATAGAGCTGAAATGATATGCCAACAGGCAATAGACAGCTAACAGATGATGAAATTTACGTGTGTGCCCAGTGTGCTGATGAATACGCTCATTTGGAAGTGATGGATAAAATCAAAGGAGAGGGAGATGCCGAGGTATCGCAGTAAATATAAACACAAACATAAACATCCAAAGAAACCACAAAAGGAGTTTGAACCAATGTTTAATGCCAATTTATTACGCTATGGAAAATTTGTCGCAATATGGTTTATCGCCATGTTAATTCTTGGAGTTATTTTAGGGTGATGTATGGCGAAGGCTAAAAAGCCGAAGCTCAAAACCTGTAAAGTCTGCAACAAAGAATTTATTCCCTACCTATCTACCCAAAAAGTCTGCTCCACATCCTGCGCAATAAAATTCGCCTCAAATGAAATTAAACGGACCGAAGAAAAGGACCGTAAAAAACGTTTATCTGAGGAAAGAAAAATATTGCGGGCCAGAAAGGAAAAGTTAAAGACAAAATCAGACTGGAACAAAGAGGCCCAAGCGGCAGTAAATAAATACATCTTTTGGCGAGACTATGGTCAGCCATGTATTGCTTGTGGTCGGCCCTTAAATTATGGAGTAAGAGGTGGGTCCGTAGATGCCAGTCATTACAGGTCAAGGGGTTCGGCAAGTCATTTAAGATTTAATTTACTCAATATTCACGCTGGCTGTGTTCACTGCAATAGGGACCCGTCAGGAAATCTCATTCCATATCGCATTAATCTCATCAATAAAATCGGCGAAGAGCGAGTAACTCGTTTAGAGCACGATAACACGGTCCGTAAATTCGACATCGAATATCTCAAGCGAATGAAATCAATATTCACTCGTAGGGCCCGTTGGTATGAGAAAAGGCGAAAGGATCAATATTCGGAGGTGGCTTAATGTTTACTGACTTAATCGCAACTATTGAAGAATGCAGGTTTAGAGCATTAACAGAACGCACAGGGAATAAGCCAAAACGTTATCTATCTGTCATTCAGCTTAACAATGGCTTTATGAGGATAGTTGAAACAACCCAAGCCAAAAGTTTAGGTTATCGCATCATGTACTCAGTAGGTTGCGATAGATATCACACAGTATTACCGGAGGCTAGATGAGCTATATCGGAGAAAAGGAATTAACGGATGAGCAATTTCGTTGGCTTGATGGTTGGTTAAATCTGTGGGGGGCGTGGGTATATTCTGGTCGTATTGATATTCGTATGATCAACATGATTTATAAATTCATGCAAACAGTAGAGCCAAGTAAAAACCCATCAAGACCTATGTGCAATGACGATGAAGGAATGTTGATTTCTCAGGTCGTAGATTCAGTCATCGCCACTGACACACAGGCTTATGGAATATTACTAAGTTATTACGCTCATGGTTCATCTAAGTTGTCGATTGCATCTTACTATCACCGAGTTGCAAAACCACGCAAAATGCAAACTAGAGGGGGTAATAAATACGCCAAGCCATCTCATAGAACTTGCAGGAGAGAAGTTGACGAAAAACTCAAAGCTGCTCAGTGGTTATTGTACGAACCTCTGCGAAATGCAATGAATAATCGTAAACGTGTAGCCAAAGTAAAGAAAATAGCTGAACTTTGCTATTGACATTAATGGACAAATGGACAACAATTATAAGGTAAGTTGCTTTACGTGACTCTTAAGTTTGCTTACCTCATTCAAGACCTCGCTACGGCGGGGTTTTTTGTTACCGAAACAGTGCCCCTCATAGTCCCTACGCAGAATGGAGAAGTCTGGTTTGCGATACACTTGGGGCTTTCGATGTTGAAGACCACGTCACCCGCTCGCAGGCAATAGTTACTACCTGTCTAGTGGCTTGGTGTGGCAACCAAATTTAGGCAAAAGAAAATCCGCAACACCACATTACAGTTGATCTTTTGACTAAATGCACTCTTCATTCTGGAGAGTTGTGTGATTAGGGACACCAGATGATGTTTTGGTCGACGGATATCTGGTGCCCCTTTCTATTTTAATTCCCCCGAATTCGAGGGAATAAGTTATTGATATTGTTCCGATGCCGGAATTCCGATATCGCTAATTAAACCTGTAATGGTTGCTTACAAATCCAACTCTCCGGAATTTCCGGATAGTTCACATTCATAAGATCGCTTAGGCGGTCTTTTTTCGTATATGCCGACCACAGAACAATTACCCTCGTTATCACGTTCACATAAGAGCTGTGAGTCGGCGTTCTATTAACTAATCAGGACTACATATATGCAAGAGCCGTTAACAGGCACAGCAACCGCCTCGTTAGCGGGTGTCTCTATTGTAGGTCTCTATTCAGGTATGGACGCAGGCGTTGTTATCGGTGCGTTCGCAGGGGCGGTGATATTTGTATTGTCTGCTCATGATATCCGGCTATTAAAACGATGGGCGTATTTCACGGTTGCATTTGCGATTGGGATATTAGGCGCTGATTTCATGTCGTCACTACTGAGTGGTATTGTCGGAGATAGAGAGGTTGATCGCTCTGTTGGTGCTATGTTCTCATCGGCTGGTTTGGTTGGTGTACTGGTAACAATATCTAAACCCGGTGCGCTCACAGACAGTATCAACAACGTTATTAACAACCTGATAGATAAATTCAGAGGAGGTGGAAGATGACCATCTCAATGTTTTGGATTTACGTCAATTTTTTCTCATGCTTATTCGCTGTTATTCGTCTTGTTAACTATGAGCGTAACGGCGCTAAATACAAATTCTTTCCGTCACTTATAGCATGGGTTCTCATTGTTATGCTTGGTTCTATCCCACTACGCATATTAACGAATGACTACGCCCATGCAGATCCATTTGAAGTCGGAATCAATATCACACTATGCGCGCTAATAATTCTTAGTCGTGGGAATGTGATGCAAATATTTAGAGGGGTTAGTAAAAATGACACTCGGTGAGAAACAACGCAAGTTCACTCGCATGATTGCGGACTTAATTATTTTTGCCTACGAAAACGGCTATGAGCTGACGTTTTCAGAAGCATACCGAACGCCAGAGCAGGCACAGTTAAATGCCAAATCAGGTGCTGGTATTAAAAACAGCTTACACACCCAACGCCTAGCTGTGGATTTCAATCTATTCAAAGACGGTAAATATCTAACAGCATCAAGTGATCATAAATTGCTTGGCGAATACTGGGAATCTATTGGCGGTACGTGGGGCGGTCGTTTCAATGACGGCAATCACTACTCGTTAGAGCACAATGGCGTTAAGTGATATGAACACGCTAACTAAGGTATTAGCTGGGCTACTGGCAATATCTGCATTCTGGCTTTGGTGGGTAATAGATGATTACGACAAATTAAGCAAAGATTACAACACAGCAACCACTCAATTATCACAACAAGTCGAAATCAACAAAGACTATCAAGCCCGTATCACTCGACTAAACCAACTCGATATTCGTCACTCACAGGAGTTAGCTAGTGCAAAGAATGAAATTGATAGGTTGCGTGATGCTGTTAGCTCTGGCTCTAAGCGGGTGTACGTCAAAGCCGAGTGTCCAAAGAGCGCCAGTAATCCCACCGAAAGCGGAAGCAATGAAGCCACCGCACGACTTAGCAAAGCAGTTGAACAAGATTATCTACGCCTCAGAGAAATGATAGTCGAGAACGAGCAGCAAACTTTGTATTTACAAAATTACATTAACACTGAATGCCTCGCTCAATAGCGGGGCTTTTTAATGGATGCAATTCCGCCAATAGGGGGTGATTCCATCTTGACTGCTAGGAACAGACTAGAAGCGACCTGATTAACGTAGTGATACGTGATGAAGGTTGCGAACTCTACGCATTTCACCCTGTGCACCACATGCACACATATCAAATAAACATCGAACCGTTATTTAGGAATGAGCCTTTGAGGAGATCAGTTATAGCTGATACTGCTTCGATGGGCTGATTTCCTATGTGGCAAGGGTTCATTACTAAGTAAGGACAGTATCATGCAATATCCAAAAGTTATTGTTAATGGCGTATCGGTTAGAGTTGATAGCGCTGGGCGTTATAGTTTAAATGACTTGCATTCAGCAGCAGTATTGAAAGGCGAGGCAAACGAATCGCAAAAACCAAGTAAGTTTATTCGCAGTGCTTCTGTGAAGCGATTTGTTTCTGCTCTTGATGCCAGAGGACAAAAAAGTCCTTTGAAAGAAAATCAATCACTTAAAGTCATTAAGGGTGGTAATGAACAAGGCGTGTGGGCAGCAGAGCTTTTAGCTGTTCGTTATGCCGCTTGGATTAAGCCAGAGTTTGAAATTAGTGTGTATGAAACATTCCGAGAGGCAACGCTTAACGGGATATCAAATATGACAACACTAAATCGCTTGGACTTACTTATTGCCACCGAAAAACAAGAAATAAGTCACTGCGCTCGCAAGATGAATAGTTGGGGTGTAGGAGGACGTAAAAAGTCACTAGCTGATGCTCGAGCTAATATTATTGCTCAAATGGATCCTGATATGGTTTCAATCATGGAAGGTTATCAATGACCAAACAAGAAAAAGACTGGCTAGATACTCTCCATCGTCAATTACAGCAATCACTTGAATACTTACACTGTGGCAGAGTTGATGATGGAAGGATAGTTGCTGAAATCGTCGAGCGCGAGTTAGGCAAGTTAGTCAACAAACAGAAAACCAAATAGGCCCTAGTGGCCTTTTTTATTGGGTGGAATATGAAAACAGGAACACTGCATTACAAAATGACACTGCGCCGTTACATGCACCCAGTGTTTATTATTGGCGCTTTAATTAACAGCACTTGGTTAATGAAGCTCTGCTACAAGAAAGAAATTGTGTTTAAAGAAATTTAAAGGAATGGATATGGCTAAAAGACCAGATTGGGAGGCCATCGAGTCGGCTTACCGAGCTGGCGTGATGTCCATAAGGGAAATAGCCTCTCAATACGAGATAACTCATCAGGCGATAAGTAAACGCGCCAAGAAAGAAGGATGGGAGCGAGATCTAAAGGCAAAGGTTAAAGCTAGGGCTGAAAACTTGGTTGCCAAAAGGGAGGTTGCCAGTCTGGTTGCCACCGAAAAGGCTATTTCAGAACGGCAACTTATTGAGGCTAATGCCGAGGTTATCGCTAATGTCCGCATGGAGCATAGAGGCGATATTCGAAGGGCTAGAGAATTAACCAACAACTTATTTGATGAACTATCTGCTGAATGTGCTGATGTGCCAGCCTTAAGAAAACTTGGCAAGTTAATGTTTAGTCCTGATGATAACGGACGCGACAAACTCAATGAAATTTATCACTCAATTATCTCCCTGCCTGAGCGCGTTAAGTCAGCCAAGGCATTAAGTGAAACACTCAAAAACTTGGTTGGGCTTGAGCGTCAAGCATACGGCCTTGATGATGTTCAGCCGAATAAGACAGCTAGCCAACTATCAGATTTAATGGACGACTTATCTAAGGAATAATCATGAAGCCAGAACATCTTGCATTATTAAGAGATAAGCTCTGGCGATTGAACCACCTATACTGGATAACCAACAAAGAAGGTAAGCCAGTTCGATTTAAAATGACGCCTGAGCAGCTTGAATACTTTGAAGGGATGCACACGCGAAACATTATCCTTAAAGCCCGTCAGCTTGGCTTCACTACTGAGGTTTGCATTATCCAGCTAGACGCAGCGTTATTTGAGGCGGCGAAATGTGCATTGATAGCCCACACACTTAACGATGCTAAGCGACTATTCAGGGAAAAGATAAAGTATGCCTACGACAAGCTACCCGATGAAATCAAAGCGGCTAACCCAGCGAGTAATGATGCGGCTGGTGAGTTGGTTTTTAGTAAAGGCGGGTCACTTTATATCAGCACGTCATTTCGTGGCGGTACGCTCCGTTATTTGCACGTTTCTGAGTTCGGTAAGATATGCGCTAAGTATCCAGAGAAAGCCCGTGAGATTGTCACTGGCGCATTTGAGGCGGTATCAAGCGATTGTTTTACGACGATTGAAAGCACAGCGGAGGGTCGAGCAGGTTATTTCTTCGATTATTGCCAGTCTGCTGAGAAAGCGCAAATTCAGAATAAGACTCTCTCTAACCTAGACTGGAAGTTCTTTTTCTTCTCATGGTGGAAGAATCCAGAGTATGCCATCAACCCTGTTGAGCCATTACCCCAGCGGTTAGTTGATTACTTTGATGAGATAGCCAGCAAACATGGTGTTCAATTAAACGAGCGACAAAAAGCATGGTACTACGCCAAAGAGAAAACGCTTGGTGACGACATGAAGCGGGAATACCCGTCAATACCGTCTGAGGCATTCCAACAATCGGTTGAAGGCGCTTACTACGCCAAGCAGTTCCGCTTCCTGTACGAAAATAAACGCATTGGCACACTTCCTGATAACTCGCACTTACCGGTTCACACGTACTGGGATATCGGTGTGGGTGACTCAACGTCAATTTGGTTTATTCGTGAAGTGGGCGAGGAATTCCACGTTATTGATCACTACTCAAACAGTGGTGAAGGTCTACGGCACTACATGAAAGTGTTGAAGGATAAAGGCTACACATATGCAAGTCACAATGGCCCTCATGATATCGATAACCGTGAGTTTGGTTCAGATGCAAAATCACGACGTGAATTAGCGCGTGAAGGGTACGAAATCGACGGACAAATTTACTCAATCCGATTTGAAGTGGTGCCGAAGCTTTCAGTTGATGAAGGTATCGAGGCGGTGCGTGAAATTCTGCCACTTTGCGTGTTCGATGAGCATAAATGTAGTGAAGGCATTGCTCATCTAGAAGCTTATCGTAAAGAGTGGGATGACAAGCGGGGCTGTTGGAAAGATAAACCGCTTCACGATTACACGTCACATGATGCTGATGGATTTAGGTATTTTGCAGTGAGCAGAAGAAATACCAAGCGTCCAGCATTCGAAATTAACCTAGGAACAACCTTCTGATGAGTACAACAAATGTAGATTTCACTCGACCGGAGTATAAAACGGCTGCTCCTCAGTGGGAGCTAGTTCGCGCTGTTTGCCGAGGTGGTGAAGATATAAAAAACTATCTTCCTGAACTTGAAGAGCAAGATAGTGAGCGTAAAAAGAAGCGCAATAAAGATTATCAAGACCGTGCGGTGTTCTATCCAATAACGGGAAATACTCGCAACGGCATGATAGGGATGGCATTTAAAAAAGATCCCTTAGTTGCTGTTGTCGAAAAGCTATCGTGTTTAAAAGATGATGCTGACGGGGCGGGTTCAAGTATCTATCAATTGGCCCAGTCTTCACTTGAGTCAGTATTAGAGGTCGGACGGCATGGTTTGTATGTTGATTACAACAGTGATTCGAAACTCCCGTACATATTCCAATATCGTGCTGAAGACATCATTAACTGGCGTACAGCTCGTATTAATGGGCGCACGATGTTAACGCTGGTGGTATTGCGAGAGACAATTGAAGAAGAGGACGGTTTTGGATTTAAAGATGCAATTCAATACCGAGTATTAGCGATAGAAGAAGGTAAGTTTATCTGCCGCGTGTATCGCAAGCCCAGTGGAAGTAGCGTTTTTGAAATTTCTTCTGAGTATATACCTGCGCGTGCTGGTAACGGTGTGTGGAATGAAATTCCATTTACATTTATTGGTGCCCAGAATAACGATCATACTATTGATGAAGCCCCACTTCTAGGGTTGGCAAAAATCAACCTAGGGCATTATCGAAACTCTGCTGATTATGAAGACTCTGTTTTCTTCTGTGGGCAAATACAACCTTATCTAGGTGGGTTAGGAACAGAATGGCGTGACTATCTAGAAAAGAAAGGCGTTATGGTTGGTTCTCGTTCTCCAATTATGTTGCCGAAAGAAGGGTTCTTTGGTTACGCGCAAGCTCAACCTAATATGTTGGCCAAAGAAGCAATGGACAGCAAGCGTGACTACATGGTGGCGCTCGGTGCTCAATTGGTTTCTGCTGATAGTAAGGTTAAAACGGTTATTCAGTCTGTCGGTGAGCAGAACGCACAAACCTCCATTCTTAGTATCTGTTGTTCTAACGTTTCCGATGCATGCAGTAAATCGCTAATATGGTGTGCTGAATACTTAGGTTTAGATACTGCAGACATTTCGTTTGAGATTAACAAAGACCTCGTTAATCACATTGCCGATAGTTCGATGATCCGTGAAATCGTCGCAGCATGGCAATCTGGCGCAACACGTAAATCTGATTTAGTGAGAAGCTTGCAGAAATACGATGTTATCAATCCTGCTGATGATGTCGATGTGGTGGTGGATGAGCTTAATAATCAAGAGCCGACAATGGTAGGTGAGACATGAGATCAGTGAATGAGCGGTTAATGGATGAATTGATTGCTCACTCTCTGTTTTCTGGTCGTTATTCTACTGGTGTCGCGAGGCGGATGATAAAGGCGCTCAATGAGTTTGATGCTGAATTAACGGCTTCACTTATTGTTGCCTTAGATGATACCTCTATCGGTGTTAATAGCTTCACTGCAAGGCGATTGGAGTCGTTGCTATCCAGCGTTAGAAGTATTAATAAGCGAGCTGTTGATAGCGCTTTTTCGCTACTGACGGAAGAAATGAGAGCACATGCATTATATGAGTCTGGTTATTACCCATCTCTTTTTGATTCTCTACTACCTGATGTTGTTCTACGCAAATATCCACTAATGAGCATTACAGAGGAAATGCTATTTTCCTCAGTCATGTCTCGCCCATTTCAAGGGAAATTACTTTCTGAATGGGCTGATGGATTAGAGTCAGATCGCATGACACGCATAAATAACGCTGTTCGTAATGGTTATTTAAATGGTGATAGTGCGGTAGAAATCGGACGTAAAATCAGAGGACATGCAAACCAAGGTTATAAAGATGGCGTATTGCAACTAAGCCGAGCTAATGCGACGACAATAGCTAAAACGGCCATTAGCCATTTACAAGCAACAGCGCGAGATCAGTTTGCTGATGCCAATAAAGACATTCTTGATTGTAAGCAATGGTTATCTACCCTCGATAATAAAACATCTCACGATTGCATTATTCGGGATAGGTTGAGATACACGCTGGAAGGTAAGCCTATTGGTCATAAAGTTCCTTATCTACAAGGCCCCGGAAAAATCCACTTCAATTGCCGTTCAACAGAAACGCTGGTTACCAAATCATGGCGTGAATTAGGCATTGATTTAGATGAGATGGATGTAGGAACGAGAGCATCAATGGACGGGCAAGTGCCAGCGGATACTAATTTTCTTGATTGGATACAGCGACAACCTGAGTGGCGACAGCGACAGGTGTTTGGGGAAACGCGATTTAGGTTGATGAAAGAAGGCGGTATGAATCCTTCTGAGTTTTATACTGACAAAGGTGAGTTTATTTCTCTCGAACAACTAAGGGAGATAGACAAGCAGGCATTTAGAGAGGCTGGATATAGCTAATCAATAAACCATTTAACAAGGTCACGTCGGTGGCCTTTTTGTTGTTTAAAAAACTAAGGAATATAGCTATGTACGCACTTAAATTAATTACTGAACGAGATGGCCGTAAAGTAGAGGAAGTCCACTGCTTGGGCGAAATGTACCGCTTGGAGTTTTATCCTGAATCAGAAAATAAAGATATCGTGGCGCGGGTTGAACACACAAAGAAAGACGCTATCCCATCATTTGATATTAAACGAACAGATCATGCTTACATTACAACGATAGTCGGCGACACGGTTCGGGTTATCAGTCGCGGATTAAAATCAAACTAACACAGGTCGCATAAGCGACCTTTTTTATTACCTAAATTCAGCTTAGGGCTGAGTTATTACAACGCGCTAGGCGCATTTAATCCCAAGGGGAATCACATGTTATTTATGAATATCGAACGCAAATATTATTCACAGGCTGATGATGGCTCGCAAGGTGGCGGTGGTGGAACACCGGAAATCACTCCAGAAATTCAAGCCATTATTGACAAAGCGGTCAATGATCAAGTGTCAGGCTTAAAAGCTAAGCGTGATGAGTTGCTAGGCAAGGTCAAAGAGCAAAGCGATAACTTAAAACGTTTTGAAGGCATTGATCCTGACACGGTGAAGGGAATGCTTAAACGTTTTGAAAATGACGAAGAAGCCAAGCTCATTGCAGATGGCAAAATTGACGAGGTTCTCAATAAGCGTACTGAGCGTTTGCGTGGTGATTTCGACAAGAAGTTAAAAGAAGCAAACTCTAAAGCTGAAAAGGCAGAGGCGTTTGCAAATAAATTCCGTGCTCGTGTGTTAGGCGATGAAATTCGTTCTGCAGCAGGGAAAGCGGGTGCATTAACCAGCGCTCAAGAAGATTTAATTTTACGTGCCAAAGGCATTTTTCAGATCAACGATGAAGGTCAGGCCGTAGCCGTTGATGAAGATGGCAATCCAATTATGGGTAAAGATGGTCGTACGCCATTATCACCTATTGAGTGGATTGAATCCCTAAAAGAAAGTGCTCCTCACTTATTCCCCGAAGCCTCTGGTACAGATGCAGGGAAACATAAACAAGGTGGTGCGCATTTTAAACGTTCTCAAATGTCCGCTAGTGACAAGGCTGATTATATTCGCCGATACGGGCGTGACGCATATTTAAAACTTCCAAAAGAGTAAGGAAATATAAGTAATGGCTACGACGACTAATAATGATTTAGTAATTTATAACGATTTAGCACAAACTGCGTTTTTAGAACGCCGTCAAGATAATTTAGCAGTATTTAATCAGGCATCAAACGGCGCAATTGTGCTGGATAACCTTTTTATTGAGGGGGACTTCCGTAAGCGTGCATTTTATCAGATCGGCGGTTCGATTGAGCATCGTGATGTAAACTCCACAGCATCTGTAGAGAACAAAAAAATCGGCGCGGGCGAATCTGTTGATGTAAAAGCACCTTGGAAATATGGTCCTTATGCAACGACAGAAGAAGCATTTAAACGCCGTGGACGTGATGTATCGGAGTTCTCTGAGTTAGTGGGTACCGATGCGGCAGATGCTTCACTAGAGGGTTATATCAAATACTCTTTAGCTGCTTTAGGTGCCGCTATTGGCAATAACAAAGAAATGGTAGTGACTGCGGATATTGCGACAGATGGCAAGAAAACACTGACCAAAGGGTTACGCAAATATGGTGATAAATTCAACCGCGTAAATCTGTTTGTTATGCACTCAACCACCTACTTCGATATTATTGATCAGGCCATTGATAACAAAGTGTATGAAGAAGCGGGTGTGGTTATCTACGGTGGACAGCCTGGCACGTTAGGTAAACCTGTACTGGTAACAGATACAGCGCCAGTAGATGCTATTTTTGGTTTAGTGCCGGGAGCTGTGACTATCACTGAATCCCAAGAGCCGACTTTCCGCTCTTATGAAATTAATGACAAGGAGAACTTGGAAATTGGTTATCGTGGTGAAGGCGTGGTTAACGTTGGCGTTCTGGGCTATAGCTGGGACGAATCAAAAGGTAAAAACCCTGATTTAACACAGTTAGGCACCGCAGGTAACTGGAAGAAGCATTTCACTAGCGACAAATTAACCGCTGGCGTCATGATTAAACTGACTGCCGAAGAGGGAAAGTAACCCTGTCAGCGGATAAAACGTCCGCTATCGCTGACAGTGCAGATACAGTAACGATCACTCTTAATTATACCAAGGGTAGCTCTCCAGTCGAAGGAGCTACCGTTAATTGGTCTACAACAGGTGGTAAATTAAGCGTTACTTCATCTAAGACGGGCAAAGCTGGTGGCGCGACAGTGAAATTAACTTCTGATGCACAAGGTGAATTTATTGTCACAGCCACTGTTGATGGTGTTGCGCAAAATACTGATGCAATCACATTCACAGAAAAAACTTCTCCAGATGAGTAATTTAAGGGGCTTTGTGCCCCTCTTTTTTTGAGGTGAGCATGATTGATCCTGATAAGAACTCTCCAACATTTAATAGCTACGCCAGCGTGGATAATTTGAAGAAATACGCTGAGGATAGAAATATCACTTTGGCAGATAGTGGATTAGAGGCATTACTAATTACGGCGATGGATTATCTTGAATCGCAGAAATGGTTAGGTAAACGAACTAACCCAAATCAACCTTTATCTTTCCCTCGCTCAGGGCTATCTCGCGACGGTGTTGCCATCCCAAGCGATCAGATACCAAAGCAATTAATCCAAGCTCAATGCCGTTTAGCGATTGAATCAGTAGAAAATGACCTACAGCCCACGTTAGGCGCTGAAATCACCTCAGAGCGAATTGAGGGTGCTATTACTGTGCAATATGCCGAAGGCACTAATACTGGCGCACCAAACTTTCCTTGGTTAAAAGGTTTATTGTCTGGCTTGATTGATGTCTCAGATGGATTTGCCATTAATACATCTGCAATGAGGTAGCGATGAACATTTATCAACGTGGGCAGAGCACAGCATTGCGAATGTTGAAAAAATATGGTGTTTCCTATCAGGCTAAGCGTGATGGTAAGCATTGGGTTGATGATGAGGGGCAGGAGCGATTTGAGCCAGAAACGTTATTTTCTGTTGTCGGGGTAAAAACGCAATATAAACCTTACGAAATCGATGGCACGCTTATTCTCTCTACGGATATTAAAATGATACTTCCTCCAGATATTGATATTCAGAAAGGGGATAAGGTGCTTGTCGATGGCGTTTGGTTGCGCGTTCATGAACCGAACCCTGTTAAACCCGCTGATATTATTATCTGTTATCAGCCTCAGTTGAGGGGGTGATATGTCAGATCAGTTCATGAAGTCGATTAACTTATTTATCGATAAATCCAATGGAAATATTGAAACGGTTGTCAAAAATACAGGGTTTAAAATATTAGCGAAGCTTGTTGATATGTCACCTGTTGGAAATCCTGAATTATGGGAAGTTAATAGGGTTGCCTCAAACTACAATAAAGCAGTTTTTGAACATAATGAATATCTAAAACAAGATCCTAATAATTTAACACCAAAGCGACGTCAATTAAAAAAGCGCGTTCGTGTTAATGACTCTATGGATATTTATGTTCCTCCTGGTTATACAGGGGGGAGGTTTAGAGGTAATTGGCAGGTGTCATTTGATGCCCCAGCGGAAGGCGAGACGGGTCGCATAGATAAGTCAGGTAATATGACAAAGGCGTTAGGAAACGTTGTTATTGAGCAATTTAAGGTAGGAATGAAGGCTATCTATTTCACAAACAATGTGCCTTATGCTTATCGACTCGAAATGGGGCATTCGAAACAAGCACCTAATGGTATGGTTGCCATAACTGCCGTAGAGGCAAGCAAGATGTTTAATTCGGCCGTATCGGAAACTAAATCATGAATCAGTCGACAATTAATACTGAAATACGAAAGCTGGTGGCGAGTATTGGCAAGGATTTAAACCTAAAAATCGCATGGCCCAATCTTCCTTTTAATGATATTAACGATCCCTATCTTCAACTCCATGTCATGCCAGCAGAAACGGATAATATCGGGTTATCTCTGGATATGCCTGTTTATCGTGGCGTTATCCAAATTAACGTGGTTGGCAAAGTAGGGAATGGGGACACTAAGATATCAACTATTGCTGATGACGTTAAAAACAGATTAGAAAATGGATTAACATTAGGGGAGGGTATCTACATTAACGGAGAGCCTAGCCAGTTCCCTCCAATTTCAGATGAAACAAATTATACCATTCCTATTCGTGCATCCTATCGATGTAACGCAATCCGATAACACCGCTTAATTGCGGTTTTTTTATACATAAAAATAGAGGTTAACAATGGCCTATAACATTCCTAATGGGTCGCGTGTTTACGTCGCAAGTAAATACGATGACGAAATTAAAATTACTGAAGCAACCAATGCTGAAGAAGCTGTGCTAACGGTTGATAATGTGGGCGACATTGCTAAAGGCGATATTGTTCATGTTACATCTGGCTGGAAAAAAGCTTCGGGTGCTTTCCGTGTTGCAAGTGTCGCTGAATCTAAAGTCACCTTAGAAGGTGTCGATACCAGTGATAAAAATGTGTTTCCTGCTGGTGGCGGTACAGGAACATTAAAGAAAGTGCTGTCATGGGAAGTCATGCCACAGGTAATGACAGCGTCTACCGAAGGTGGGGAACAGCAAACTAAAGAGGTTCAATTTCTTGAAGATGAGCAGGCAGAAACTATCGATACCTATAAAAATGGTGTTGTACAGGTTTATACCTTTGCTCACGATGCTAAGTTACCTATCCGTAAGTTATTAACAAAATTGGACGACAGTAAGCAAGTTACCGCAATCCGATTCTTCAATAAACGCGCAGAAGAAGATCGCTATTACACAGCTTCAATTTCATTCCAGAGTGTGCCAAACACTGCTATCAACGAAGTTGAAAACGTAACAGCGCGATTCTCACTTAAATCTGAAATGCAGATTTATACCAACGCATCTTAATCAATAAATACTCACAACAGCCCCGAAAAAGGGGCTTTTTAAGGACTGATAATGCCTAAATTTACACTCGTCCCAAATCCAACCTTCAAAGCTAACGTTAAAATTCCTGTTGCTGGCAAAGAAAAGCCAGAAGTAGTTACATTCACATTTAAACATCACTCAGTAAGTGAGCTTGATGGAATGCGAGAAAAACCGATTTCTGAGTTCTTTGAGCAGATTATTGCTGACTGGGCGATCGAAGAACCATATAACAAAGAAAATTTAAACATATTGTTAGATAACTACCCTTCAGCCTCTCGTGCTATTTCATCAACGTATTACAACGAGCTACTAGGTAACCGCGAAAAAAACTCTTAGCGGTCGCCGAGGCAATGTATGGCGGAATGAGTTCAAAGGAATCGGCTGAGTTCGAGCGCGTTTTTGGCTTTCCGCCTGATATTGATGATGTTGAGGTGTGGCCTGATGTTTGGGATTCGTATCAAGTATTTTCAGCTATGAATACACAGTGGCGTGTAGGTATGAATGGCATCACAGGCTTGGATTACAACCCATTAAACCAAATAATGGACTTACTCAACATCAAAGATAGAGCGACCGTTTTTAGCGATATCCGCATTATGGAGGCTAAGGCGTTAGAGGTAATGCACAAGAGGTCACAATAATGAACCGATAAGCGGTAAGCGTCGATTGGTGAGTAGGAAGAGAAAGTAACAAGGGCATCCGTGCCCTTTGTTCGTTTTCTGAAAGCGTTAACCCCAACCTTGTCCGAAGATAGCCGAACGGTGGATTTGTGCCTTTTTATGGGTAGTGATACTGTGTTTATGTACAGATTAAGTATCCTCTAAATAGAGATTTATCTCTTATAAAAGATAGTGAGATTCTTCTCAGAGGCACAAACTTTTATTGAAGTTAACTAAATGTTGTTTTAGTATGGCGTCAAGTTGATATTATCAAAATATTTAATACTATCCATTTTGTGTTTTTACGATTAGGTCATATAGCATAATGCAGGCACGCCCATTAGAAGAGCAAATCAATTCCGAACTGACATCTGTACTTAGAGCAGGGAATAAAATTAATGAGATAAAAAAAGCCGCCTATCTTAGAGATATAAAAAAATATGTGCATGGTATTCATGGAACATACCTAAAAGCCATGGTTCATGCTGCATATGGTGAACATTCATTGGCAGTATATTATTTCGATATTGCGATTCAGTCACATGAATTAATGTATTATGGAAACTATATTGTTTATTTAAGTGAACACGGCTCATTTCCTCTTCTGAAAAAAGTTAGTGAAGCCGCATCTGATTATCATGAAACATCAAAGCTGTTCGCTTCGTATGCTATTGAAGCAAACATGGTTGTTTGTGATTTAAACAATGTAGAAAAATATCTAAATAGATACATTCGGCTTTTTGATCGGGAAGATAAAGAAATGAGAGAATTCGTTGACTATACTAAAGCACACGAAGTAAACATTAAAAAATTCCTAGAAAAAGCAGAACTTGATGAGAATTCAAGATTGAGTCTTATGGGTGCAATCAGCGCTGTTTTGGAAAAGCATAATTTACAGGTAAATCATATCAGTTTTGCTGATGGCGCTAAACATGATAAATACATGAATGTGTTAAATATAAGCCTAGAAACAAATAATGTAGAATTATTATCTGAAGCCAATATAGACCTTGCGTTTGAAATGGCTGAACATGATGACTTATTAGGCAAGAATTTTAGTATTTGGCTGTCAGGTAAGGAGAATGTTTGATGTCCATCACAAGTAGCGATCTTATCGATGTAGCTAAAAAGTGTATTACTTTTCAATCTGAGTCAGGATTTAGAACAAGTATATCTAAATCATATTATGCTGTATATCACTCAGTATGCGAATTATTACAAAATGGGCCATCAGCTTCACATCAAGGTGTTATTGATTACCTGCAAGGTGATGCACAGCGTGGCTCAGAGAGATATTCGCCTAAAGAGTTAAAAGCTTTATCCTTTGTTTTATCCAACCTAAAAGGCCAAAGAAAGATTGCAGACTATTATCTAAACGATAATGTGGAGAAGGATAAGGCAAGTGTAGCCATTAGAACTGCAGAAAAGGCTTTAGAACGTATTGTTAATATGAGTGAAGTAAAGATAGTCTAAGTAAATAGTTTTTTATAAGCTAAATATCTTTATCGCCAAGCCTCCTTTGAGGCTTTTTTGTTGCCCAAATTTCACCACGCCTCTTAACTGAGGCTTTTTGCTTTCTTTTTATATTACCTTCAAGCTATCATAAATAGAATTAATAAAAACTTAACCTGAGAGGTGAGGGTAGAAATGCAAAATATGGATTTTGATTCTTTAACAAAACGACAAAAAGAAGCATTTGAAGCTTATAAATATTCAAAAATCATTATCACTGGAAAGTCTTTTGCATACCACATTAATGAGCTTTTGTTACACCATAAGACAGTTCCTGTGAGGTATAAGGATTACTTGATTGGTCTTGATGAATTATTTAATTTACATCACTTGGAAAGTGATACAATTTTGCATCGAGCTTGTTTTGAGGATGTAGTTAAAGATTTCTTGGATGATAAAAATGACATAAATATTTATCCAGCATTTATGTCAACATCAATTAGTGACAATAATTTATCTGAACATTTTGCGGGAAGCAGACCTAATATAGGCTTACCTTGTTATTTGAGAATTAAGTGTAAAGCCGGGGCAAGAGCTATTTGGCTTGAAGATAAGCCATCAATCGGAGGTGAGTCAGAAATACTTCTACCTAGAGGTAGTTGTTTTAAATTAAAAAATATCAAGTATATAACGGATGAAAAAGAAATAAAAAAATTGGCAAAACATCGCGCTATAAATATTAATACTATTGTTATGTACGAACTTGAATTATTGTCATAGTATTACGTTATGTATTGATTTTTTAGTATTTATCTCTTTAATTCTATACGCTACGTTGGCTTATTGATAATTTAGTTTGCTTCATCGCACTCCCGCTGAGCCAACACTCGGTGGGAATCTAGCCCATCCTTGGGCGTTACTACTGTTGTTATGCAATTAACGGAGTATTTAAAATATCTCCGCTTTTCTCACCTTGCATAACTTGGGTGCGTAAGCGGAAGTTTTGCAGTAACTCAATAAGAGCATTAGAGTCACGTTGTAATTTTTGAATGTATTCAACACTGACAACGTTATGACCATCAACGCTAACTACTTGTTGCTTTCCATTTTTATAAGAAACTAACCACCTTCCTTCTTTTGGTATGGTTACAGTGATTGAGTTTTGATTCGGCTCAAAAAGTATATTTTCTTCCTGTTTAGGAATGTATTCACCTTCAAGTACAAACTTGTGAATATACTCAACCGCATCGGGTATCTGATCTGCTGTTAGCTCTTCAATGCTACTAACATTAAATTTCTGGTGAACAAGAGAATAAGCTTCTGGATACATAATGCCTTTCTTGCTAACCAATAGATTAACAGCATTCTTTAATGGGTTGCGTTCTTGAACAGTTGATTTGTGTTTTTTCTTAACCTCACCAGTCGTCCAGTATTCGTAAAGTACATCGTCACACTCTTCTTGATACTTGATTACTTTATCGCGGATCTCTGGTTTGACTTTGTTAGGGCTGATAGTGTGAAGCCAGCCAGCTAGTTTACGGAGAGCTAGGCAAATCATATTCTGGTTGCCTGTTTTTGTAGGTATTTCGATTTCCGAAACACCTTTCCCAAAGCGTTGTTTTATTTTGATAAATTGAGCGCCCCATGCAAGACCCATACCTTCAACTATTGGCTTCATTGGTACATATGGTTCGCCGTTGAAATTTACTACATACAGGTTGTTACCGTGGAAAGGTACGTTAATTGTTGATACACTAGCCATGTCGGTTACTCCGTAGTTTCTGACAAATTAGAAGCCCTAGCTACCGCAAATAGTTGGGGCTTCGCTGTTTTAGTTGACACGTTTTTCTCTTTCTTTCACATACCAAGCTATCGCTTGATTAACTATTGAGTTTTGCGAAATACCATCTTTCGCTGAGAGTTCTACCACTTTACTTTTTAACACCTCTGTTAATCTGAGTTGAAATCTTCCTGTTTTTTTATTGGTATTCATATCTTCATCCTTTTATGTGTCTATGTGACATCACAAAGATATCAATGTGAATCTATATAGTCAACGAATAATTGACTATATTGTGATATCACAATGACTTTACTGGTGGTTGTATGTCACAAAAAAATACGAGAATAAGAGATATAACGCCTTATAGCCTTAGAATGCCTGATACTTTGAAAGAAAAGTTAATGCAAAGGGCAAGTAAGAATGGGCGATCTCTTAATGCTGAAATGGTTATGATTCTTCAGTCTGCAGTGGATGAGGATAGCACCCCTAAAAACTTAAACGAGTTGTCACAGCTTGATCCTGAAAAGTTCAAAGAACTGTTCATGGAAACTATCAAGAAGATGAATGAGGGTAAATAATGACTCTTAATGAGCGTGTTGAATTGGTAGGAAAAATAGCCCATACAATAGCCATTATGATGTGTGAGATTAAGTTAAATCAATCTATGAATGTATATGCTCTCAATATTCATGCTGAAGATTATTACTGTGATATTTTCAATTTTCTTTATGAAGGAAAAAACTTTAAGAATGCCAATACTGCAGGTTCAAACCAAGAGTATATTGACTTAATCGATGAAAATTCAAAACATGTCATTCAAGTAACGACAACAACAAGCAAAAAAAAGATAGGTAATACATTAAAGTTATTTTCTGAAGGATGTGAAAAATATTCTGGATATACATTCGATGTATTCTATTTACTTAATAAGCCCAAAAACTTAAAGAAGAAAACCATAGAAGAATACAGCAAAAATAATGGTATTGCAGATATAAGAGAACATTTAAAGGACTTTACTGACCTTATTAATGATATTAAGTCATTATCTGATTTACGTCTAATTGAGGTTTTTAATCGTTTTTTTAAACAACTAAGCGATAAGTATACAGATATAATATCGTTGCAGATAGTATTTGAATTACTAGCAGAGAATAATCGCTCAAAAGAGCGTGACTATAGTGTAGACTTCCGCAATAAAGAGCTGGATGAAAAAATAAAGCTAAACAATTTGAACTTCAGGGTGTCGTGCGAGTTACATAATGGTAGCGAGGCATCACTGCCAATTTATGAAAATATAAACGATGAAGTCTTGACGGAGATAAAGGACTTGGTAGTTAATTGTTTCTATGCTGAAGCTCTGAAAAGTAGCTTGTTATCTTGTGGCGCAAAACATAGGGATATAGCAAAGAAAAGCATTAGTGAGTTACACGACTTAACAATAAAAAAATATAAAATAGATTACTCCAAAGTATTAGGAGACTTATGTCACAGGATAGAAGACAAAACATTCAAAGCTAGCTATCAAGAAACATCAATGGCTTGGGTTGTTATTTCTTACTTTTTTGAAGAGTGCGATATAGGAATTAAATAGTGATATTACCGACAAAATTAATTGCTCCAGTCAGCTCCTTGTATTGCATTTCAGCATATGTATTAGATGCAATAAGGTGCAATGAATGCGTTGGCTTTGATGAAATACTCGATATCGTTAATACCACTTACCCTGAACCTATAAAGGCTGACAAGCTACAACTTTGTCTGGATTTTTTATTTATAATTGGTCAATTGGATTTCGATGATGAAGCTTTTAAAATTATATTCAAGTAACCCCAAATTTAAAACTATTACCTTTAATAGTGGTATGAATATTGTTGTAGGCCTACAGGCTAGCAAGTCATCTACAGATAGCTCCAATGGTATAGGTAAAAGTAGCTCATTAAATTTAGTACATCTAATGCTCGGTGGAAAACTAGACAAAAAAAATGCCAGTGATATTAAATTAAAGTCATTTTTATCAGACTATGGTGATTTCTATTTAGACATGCTAGTTGGTTCTACAGAGTACACTATCAAATTAAATTTTGAAGATGGAATATATTATCTTAATGAGGCAAAAATAGGAAAATCAGAAACATTTGGTAAATATCTTTCTGAGAAGGTTTTTATTAACCTGAATGGGGAAGTGACTTTTAGACAAGTTTTTAATTGTTTTGCTAGAAGATTTCTTCCAGAAAGAAATTACTATAATGGCACCTTAATGCAACAAGGGCAGCCAATTAACGATTTTTATCAGAGAATGGTTAACCTTTATTTGTTGGGTATAGATTTATCTCTCCCTTACGCTTACAAAAAGACGGCTAGCAAAATAGATGATTTAACAAAAACCAGTAATTCTCTTGAAAAAGCCAATGTGTTAGAAGATGAGTCTGAGTTATTGGATTTAAAGGATAAGTTAGAACTATTATTGAAAGATAAAGATAACTTCATCATAGCAAGTAATTACGATGCGTTAAAATTAGAAGCTGACGAGCTAACTGATGAAATTAACAAGATCAGAAATAAAGTATTTTCTCAATTACGCGAACTGAGAAACAAAAGAAGAATACTAAATTCCTCTAAAGATGTTGTAAAAGTGGACTTTAAAAAGGTTGAGCAAATTTTTAATGAAGCTAAATTTCATTTCTCTGACAAGATACAGAAACGGTTAGAAGATGCCACGGAATTCCATATAAAAATTCAGGAGAGTAGAAGGGATAGGATAGAAAAAAGTATAAATGAAATAAATTTAGAGAGCATTCAGTTAAAAGATTCTTTGTGTAAACTAGAAAACAAAAGAGACAACTTACTCAGCGGGCTTAGCTCTATGGGAGCTCTGGATGAATATAATTCTATTATTGATAGAATTAGAGCTCTAGAGTCAGAGATTGCAGAAATATCCAGCCATAAACAGACTTTAGCTAAAGTTAGAAAAAATAAAGCCATCTTAGAAAAACAGAGGGCTGAAATTAGTGTTGATGCAATGGAATACATTGAAGGGAAACAAGAGCATCTTGATAGTATTCAGTCTAAATTTAGAGCATTAGTTAGACGGTTCTACACACATCAGGGGGGATCAATTCGAATAACTAAAAATGAGGGTGTTGCAAAGTACCTTTACGATATAACTATACATATTCAGAAAGATTCATCTCAAGGTGTAGGTGAAGTCAAAATATTTTGTTATGACATATTGCTATATCAATTAAATATGAATTTGCTAGGTTTTCTTGCTCATGATAGTGCTCTATTTTCTGGAATAGATATTAGGCAGATAAAAACAATGTTCAAAATATCTCTTGAAATGTGTGAAGAAAGCGGGCTTCAGTATTTTGTAAATCTTAATAAAGATATCTATGATGAGATAACATCAAGCAAGAAAGACGATATTTTAAGTGACAAAGATAAAGATGAATTAAAGAAAGGTACAGTGCTAAGGTTATTTGATGACAAACCAGAGAACACTTTATTTGGAGAGTATTTTGGTTGATTATAACCTGCTCCGGTAGGTTTTTGTTTGCTTCAATTTGCAGCTACACTCAGCTAACATTAAGAAAACTAAATAAAGAACTGAGAGGACGGGATGAGACAACTATTATTAATTATTGTTATTTTAATAGCAGGATTTTTGATTTATGGCGCAATTATGTCATCTTCACCAGAAAGCAAAGAAAAATCAAAAGACCGAAATGCAATAAGTTATTGTTGGAAGGAGTATGATAAAAAATCTCTTTCTGACGAACAAAAACGATTTATTGCTAGTTCATGTGAAAAGATGGAATCTGATTTTCGCTCTCGATATGGCGTGAACCCTTAGTTAAATAAATTAATAACATTATCAATAACCACCTTCGGGTGGTTTTTTTATATCTGGAGGAAATCAAATGGCAGATATAGCAACAATATCCTTAAAAGCTGATACGTCAGATCTGGAGCGTGGCACACAAAAGTTAAAGGAGTTCGGCGATACAGCCGAAAAGGTGAGTAGTTCCTCGCGCAATTTAAATGACCAATTTAATAGAGGGGTTGATCATCAAAAGAGAGCGGCAGATGCGATAAAGAGGCAAAAGAAAGAACTTGATGACTTACTAAATTCAATAAATCCAACTAATAAAGCATTTGATGCGCTTGATAAAGCTACTCAAAAATTAATAGAAGCAAATAAAAAAGGGATATTACCAAAGGATCAGTTTGCAGACTATAACGCCATACTTGAGCAAACTAGAGATAAATTAACACGTGTTAGCATGTCTCTTACAGCTGAAGGGCAGGCGCTGTTAGCTCAAGAGGCGGCAACAAATAGAGCCAAGCGAGCTGCTGATGATTTTTTAAATTCACTGAAAAATCAAACTGAAATCATAGGAAAAACGAGGACAGAGATTTTAGAGTTAAAAGCGGCTCAACTTGGCGTGTCGCAACAAGCTGCGCCGATGATCAACAGGCTAAAAGAGCAAGAAAAAGCCTTTATGAATGGCTCAATCACCATTGGCCAATATCGAAACGCTATGCGGCAATTGCCAGCCCAAATGACAGATATTGTTACGTCATTAGCATCAGGAATGCCTATCTGGATGGTGATGATACAACAAGGTGGACAGATAAAGGACTCATTTGGTGGTGTCGGTAACTCACTAAAAGCGTTAGCATCACTTATTACCCCTGCAAGAGTTGCTATGTTTGGTTTTGCTGGTGCTGCGGCAGCTGTGGCGTTAGCCGCGTATAAAGGGTCTCAAGAATTTGGCGAGTATAATAAGCAGCTAATTCTTACTGGTGGTTATGCAGGAAGAACAGCGGCACAGCTAGATGCTTTGGCTAGAAGCTTATCAGGGAATGGGATAACTCAGTATGGAATGGCTGATACTATCTCAAAAGTAGTTGGCTCTGGTGCTTTCTCGGGTCGAGATGTTGACATGGTATCTAAAACTGCTGCTGCTATGGAAAAGGCCGTTGGTCAATCTATTGATGAGACAATAAAGCAATTTCAGAGATTGCAAGAAGATCCAGTTAAAGCTGTCACTGAATTAGATAAGTCACTACATTTTTTAACCGCTACTCAATTAGAGCAAATTACAACTCTGCAATCTCAAGGGAAAGAACAAGAAGCAGCTAAATTAGTGATGGAATCATATGCTGATGCTATGCAAGAGAGGAGCCAGCAGATAAAAGAAAACCTAGGTTACCTTGAATCAGCGTGGGAAGGGGTTAAAAATATGGCTAGTAGTGCATGGGATGCAATGCTAGACATCGGTAGGACGAAAAGTCTTGATCAGCAAATTAGAGAATATAAGGAAGCTTTAGTAGATGCACAAATAAAACCTGCTGGAGAAGATATATTACGATATAAAACAGGGTTAACTATAGATGAAGTTAGAAACAAACTAGCCTTGTTAGAGGAGGAAAAATTTCAGCGTGATATTAAGAATTCAAGAGAAAATGCAGCAAGGGAAGAGAATGAGCGTCAAAAGGCTCAATTTAATGCCGAGGAAGCTTTAAAAAGGCAGTATGAGACAGCAGAGCAAAGACACCAAAGAAAGCTTGATGAGATAAAAAACGATCACCGTTTATCTCAGGAGGCAAAGGATAAATATACTTATTTAGAGAAGGAGCGTTACGAGAAAGAAAAAGCCAGAGGTAAAAGTAAAGCCCCAACCTACCGACCAGATTATGGTACTAGAGTAGACGAATCAGCAAATCAAGCTCTATTATCCCTACAAGCACAATTGAAGGTGTTAAAAGAGCATAAAACAGTTAGTGATGTTATTAGCTCTGAGCGTAAAAAGCTGTGGGATATGGAGGCGAAAATATCAATCCTTGAGGAGGCTCAGAAAACAAGGCAGTTAACCAAGGACGAAAAGGCGTTGCTTGCTAAAAAGGACTACATTCTTGCTTCTCAAGAAGCACTGGCCATAGCTGGTGATGATGTTGAGCTTCAAAAGCAAAAAAATAGAGAGCTAGACCAACAGAACAAATGGATGGACAACCTTAATGCAAAAATAAAAGCATTGAGGGAAGGTGCAGGGCTATCTAGTCGATTACAACAAAGAGAAAGCGCATTAAACCAAGCTGACACCCCTGAAAAAAAGGACAAATTAAAGGAATGGTACGCTGAAGAAGACGCTATTCGTGCTAACTGGGAGTTAGGTGTTAAGAAAGGCTTTGCTGAATTCCAAGATCAGGCAACAAACGTTTACGGTAACGTAGCTCAAATTAGTCAATCGGCATTCCAAGGCATGAGTAACAGTCTCTCTGACTTTGTATTAACAGGCAAAGCTAATTTTGCTGACTTTACGCGCTCATTCTTAGAAATGACCACCAAGATGTTAATGCAGATGGCTATGCTAAATGCTATGAAAGCGGCATTTGGTGGTAATGCGGTAGGTAATTTCTTTGGATTTGCAAGTGGTGGTTATACAGGCGATGGTGGAAAACATGATCCAGCTGGTGTAGTACATAAAGGCGAGTTCGTCTTTACCAAGGAAGCAACGCAACGATTAGGTATTGCCAACCTTTATCGACTAATGGATGCAGGAAAGCGGGGTTATGCGTCAGGTGGTCATGTTGGTGGTTCAGCACCCATGTCGGTTACACAGCCAACAGCATTTATCGCTCGCAATCCTCAAATTGCTGGTGGTGGAAACGTACAGATTAATTTAGGAGATATTAATATTGAAAATGGACAACAGCAACAGTCGTCAAGTAATCAAGCCAATGCTTCATCATTAAAGCGTGAATTCCAGCAAATGGTGGAAAGTGGGGTTAATAACCTACTTAGAAATCCAGCATCTGCATTATCAAGAACAATCAAAGGTAATTAAGAGAGGTAGTTATGAGTAATCAAGAAAATATATTAATGATGGATGGTAATGGGATCATGAAAAATAGTAACGGCAATGTAATAGCTAAAGGTGTGATGATTAAATCCTCAGTAATATCATCTACACCATCAATAGAAGATTTAGTGAAAAGAATTGAGTCACTGGAAAAACAGCTCGCTGATATGCAAAAGGCAACGAGCTGTGATTTAGATATACTAAGCACGCGAATTACTGCAGTCGAAAGCTTTAGCCGTTAGTACAGTTAGCAAAACTATTTTTTGCATATTGAATTGCTAATTTTTCAATGTCTCTTAAGGTTAGATTCATGACATTTTTACCAGCGGTATCAATGTCAAAGTTATGAACTGATCCATCAGAGCCTATTAGTCCAACTTCGAGCTTATTTGATTCATCGCTCCGATTCACAGAGCGAACACTAGTCAGTTTAAATTGCATAAAATTCCCTCACACCGAAGTAAATCAGCCATTCCTTCGGCAAGTTTCTCTGGGCTGAATATATAAAATAACCTAATGGATATTTATTAATATCCTGATATTTGATCAGGCGGCTTTGTGTCGCCTTTTTTATTGGAGTAACCAATGGAAGAGTTTAAATGGCGAACACAAATACAAGATTCGCCAAGCGGTGAGTTCAAACATCGCATTAAAGAAGTTGAATTTGGAGATGGTTACAAACAAGTTGCTGGTGATGGTATTAACCCAGAATCTCAAACGTGGCCATTCTCTTATATGGGATTGAAAGATGAGGTGATGCCTATTTTTAAATTCATTCGGCAACACACAGTAAAATCATTTATTTGGACACCTCCATTTGGTGAAAAAGGTCTTTATCGAGTTAAAGCTGATTCGATATCGATGATCCCCACCTCTGGTGGAGTAATGAAATTGTCAGCTACGTTTGAACAGGCATTTAGCGCATGAATATCACAGCAGATGTACAAAAATTAGAGCCGGGTAATAAGGTTCAATTAATTGAGGTGGATGGCAGTGGTTTTGATGGGCCAATTCTTCGCTTCCATGCTTACAATCTTCCTCACACACCAGTAGAGATAGAGCAATCGAATGGTGATATCAAGCCAAAACCAATTTGGTGGCAAGGTAATGAATACGGTGCATGGCCCTATGAAGTTGAAGGAATGGCAAAGAATAGCGACGGAAGCCCAGCGAGACCATCTCTAAAGGTTGCTAATATCGATGGACTAATCTCATCTTTGTGTCTCCAGTTTGACGACATGGTCCAAGCAAAGGTTACTATTTACGAGACATTCTCTCATTATCTTGATGCCAAAAATTTTCCTGATGGTAATCCAACCGCTAACCCTGATGAGTGTTTTAAACAAGTTTATTACATCGATCGTAAAACTAATGAGGTGGCTGGCGAATCCGTAGAGTTCGAGCTGTCTAGCCCGTTTGATTTGCAGGGAGTAATGATACCCGTTCGACAAATTCATAATCTTTGTTACTGGTGCATGAAAGGGGATTACCGCAGTGGTAATGGGTGCTCATATTCAGGAAATAAATATTTTGATGAGAGAGGAAACCCTGTTGATGATCCAGCGCTAGATAGTTGTGGTGGGCTTATTAGTGATTGCAAAAAACGCTTTGGTGAGAATGAGCCATTAGATTTCGGAGGGTTTCCTGCTGCGGGGTTAACGAGATGATCACAAAAAAATTAAGGGAATCGATATTTCAACATGTAAAAGCTGAATATCCAAAAGAAGCTTGCGGAGTTATCTGTCAGAAAAGTCGAGTTAAAAAATACTTTCCTTGTAGCAACCTTTCAGATAACCCAACAGAGCATTTTGAGCTTTCTCCAGAAGATTACGCTCTTGCTGAGGACTGGGGGGAGCCAATAGCAATTGTGCACAGCCATTGTGGTGATGGTGTAACGACTCAACCTAGTGAAATTGATAAATTACAGTGTGATGCGACAGGATTACCTTGGGTGATCGCATCATGTCCGGAGGGTGATATTCGAATTATTTACCCTCGAGGTGAACGAGAATTAGAAGGACGGCCTTTTGTGTTGGGCTACGCTGATTGCTGGTCGTTAATTATGGACTACTACCACCAAAAACACGGTATTGAGTTACATAACTACAGCGTTGATCGGCATTGGTGGGAAGAAGGCGAAAACCTGTATATGGATAATTACCAGAAAGCAGGTTTTGTTGATATTGCTGGTGAGCCGAAAGAGGGTGACATGATCATCATGCAAGTGCAAGCCGATGTACCTAATCACGCCGGTGTGATTATGAATGGCATGTTACTTCACCATCTTTATGGTCAACTCAGTAGGCTGGTTCCCTACAGCGATTATTGGCGAGATAGAACCGTAAAAATTGTGCGGAGGAAAGAGTTTGTATGAGCCTAAAAACAATACGTCTATATGGCGTTCTTGGCGCAAAGTTTGGGCGTGAACACAAATTAGATATAGATTCACCTCGCGAAGCAATTAAGGCGCTCTCCGTGCTTTATGATGGGTTTGAGCAGTTTCTTGCTAATGCACATCTCAAAGGGCTGGAATTTGCTGTATTTAAAGGTAAGCGCAACATCGCTGAAGATGAATTACATCTTGATACCACAGAAGAAATCCGCATAGCACCAATCATTAAAGGAAGTAAACGAGGCGGATTCTTTCAAACTATGCTGGGTATTGCCATGATCGGTGTCGCGACATTTGCCCCTTGGGGGGCTGCTTTGTGGGCGAGCGATTTAATCGGAACCATAGGTTTAGGGGTGGCGCTTGGTGGTGTTTATCAGATGCTTTCACCTCAACCGCGAGGCCTATCAATGAGGCAAGATTCAGATAACAAACCCTCCTATGCATTCGGTGGGGCGGTAAATACTACCGCACAAGGTAACCCAGTACCGTTATTTTACGGACTAGACCGACGCGAAATCGGCGGCGCTATTATTTCAGCAGGGATATATACCGAAGACCAGCAGTAAATAACTTTAAATTTTCATAGCGGCTAATAGCCGCTTTTTTTATGGGTGAAATATGAGAATTCAAGGCGCTAAAGGTGGTGGCTCTAAGCCGAGAACGCCTGTTGAGCAAAAAGACAGCCTGTTATCTGAGTCCACTGCAAAAATTCTATTGGCCATCTCTGAAGGCGAGATTGCTGGTGGGCTTGACGATACACGCATTTTTCTTGATGACACTCCAATAGCAAATGCGGACGGCTCTAAAAATTTTGAGGGTGTGACGTGGGAATTCCGTGCGGGAACGGAACATCAAGAGTACATACAAGGCATTCCTTCAGTTGATAATGAGATTGCAGTTGGGATGGAGCTTAAAGATGACCAACCGTATGTAAGAAGTATCAATAACACCCAGTTGTCAGCAGTTCGTATTCGCTTTTCTGTTCCTCAACTGTTGCAACAGCACGATAACGGAGACACTACAGGCTATCGCATTGATTACGTTATAGAACTATCGACAGATGGTTCAGGCTATAAAGAAATTATCAAATCGGCATTCGATGGTAAGACAACTAGTGAATACCAACGCTCACATCGTGTTGATTTACCCAAAGCAAATACTGGTTGGCAAATTCGTGTTCGTCGCTTGACTAAGAATCAGAACAATGCACGTATCGCTGATAAAATAAGCATTGCAGCCATCACGGAAGTGATTGACGCAAAGCTACGCTACCCGAATACGGCTCTGTTATTCATTACCTTTAATGCCCGTCAATTTAATAACAGAATCCCTAAAATCAGCGTGCGACCTAAAGGTGGGATACTTGTCAAAGTTCCAACGAATTATGACCCAATTAACCGGACCTATTCTGGGGTATGGGATGGCACATTTAAGTTAGCTGCGACTAATAATCCAGCGTGGATCTATTACGATGTGGCAATTCACAATAGATATGGCTGCGGAGAGAGAATAAAACAACTTAATTTAAGCAAGTGGGATTTATATAAGATATCTCAATACTGTGATGAATTAGTACCAGATGGACGTGGGGGTGATGGCAAAGAGCCTCGTTTCATGTGTGATGTTTACTTTCAATCGCAAGAATCAGCTTATCAAGTATTGCGTGATATAGCAGCGATATTCAGAGGGATGACATATTGGGCTGATAACAAAATCAATGTTGTCGCTGATATGCCAGATAGTATTTTTAGAACGTTTACCAATGCCAATATTGTTGGAGGTAAGCCTGCATATTCAGGAGGTAGTCAGCAAAATCGATATACGCAAGCATTAGTTTCCTACACAGACATCAATAACCACAGTAATGATGCGATTGAGGCTGTGGCCGATATTAAACTACAGCGTCGTTACGGAGTACGCAAAACTGAAATATCAGCGATAGGTTGCATTCGACAGACGGAGGCTAACCGTAGAGGTCGCTGGGCGTTACTCACCAATGCTAACGACAGAGTTATTAGTTTTGCGACAGGATTAGAGGGGGCAATACCTTCTCCTGGTCATATCATTGCTGTTGCCGACTCAACGTTAGCTGGAAGAGATAATGGTGGACGTATATCGCGTGTAGAAGGCAGAAAAATAACACTTGATCGCAGAGCCAATATTAAAGCTGGTGATAGGTTGATTGTTAATCTGCCAAACGGGCGCTCAGAGGGAAGAACCGTATCACTGGTTGCTGATAATATCATTACAGTTTCAACGGAGTACTCACAGGAGCCAGAGAAAAACGCAGTTTGGACAGTTGATGCTGATGATTTAGCATTACAACTTTATCGGGTCGTTAACATTACTGATAATGGCGATAATACATACACTATTACTGGCGCAATCCATAACCCAAGCAATTACGATCACATTGACTCTGGTGCCAGAATAGATGAGCGTCCAATCACCATTGTTCCACCGGGCGTGCAATCACCACCTAAAAACATTCGTATATCATCCTATTCTCACGTTAATCAAGGCATTTCATTCACTACTCTGCGCGTTGATTGGGATGCAGTTGAAAATGCCATTACCTATGAGGCTCAATGGCGGAGAGATAATAATAACTGGGTATCAATGCCAAGATCATCAACATGCGGGTTTGAGGTTGATGGCATTTATGCTGGTCGTTATCAGGTGAGAGTTCGTGCGATAAATGCATCTGAAATATCCAGTGTTTGGGCTAACGCACAAGAAACAACACTGACAGGGAAAGTAGGCAACCCGCCTAAGCCAGTTAATTTTAGAGCATCATCATTGGTATTTGGCATTAAATTAGATTGGGGATTTGGTGAAAATACAGGAGATACTTTAAAAACTGAAATTCAGTACAGCAAAACGAATGATGGTGAAGGCCTGATGCTGTTGTCTGATGTTCCTTATCCCTCAAAAACCTATGAGATGGCCGGCTTAGCTGCTGAAGTGATATTTTATTTCAGGGCTAGGTTGGTGGATAAAACAGGCAATCAATCTGAGTGGACTGATTTTATTCGCGGGGAGTCAGAATTTGACACTAGCACTATATTGCCAGAACTTGGCAATCATTTCATGACAGCGGAGGCAGGCAAACAACTTGACGAAAAACTGAATTGGAATACGGAGTCTATTGCTGAACTAACTAATGCCACCTATTCGCTATCTACGGATGTATTGCGATATTCCGCTAATGCTCAAGCCGGTATTACTCAACTACAACAACTCCGAGTTTCTGATAATGAAGCATGGGCGCAGGATATTAAGCGTGTATATGCATCAATAGAGGATAACGATAAAGCCTTACGTGCAGAAATTAAAGAAACTCAAACATCAATAACCGAGTTAAACAAGGCGTTCGGCCAAACAACTACGGAGATCCGCACAGAATTAAAAACAACTAACCAAAATTTAGCTGATACCAACCAGAAGTTAGGCAATACAGATAAAGAAGTCGGCCGTATTCGTGCTGATGTTTTAACGAATAAAGAGGCGATATCTGAAACGAATAAAGCCATGGCTAAATCTGAAGAGCGGATTCAAGTCCAACTTGGCGAACAGCAGGGCATGATTAACCAAAAAATGCAGGCTGAATTTAGTCAAACCGGTGACGGTGTAGTTACCCATTCCATCAACATTACGATTGTTCATAACAACGTGAAATACAATGCAGCAGGGCAAGTAATTAGTGCTCAGGTTAAGAACGGCAAGCTTGAAAGTTTCATAGGCTATAACGCGAATAACTTTGCTTGGTATAACCCTGTAAATGGCAAGATGGAATTGTTTATGTATGCCAAAAACGGGCAGTTGTTTATTCGAGACTTATTTATCGAAGATGGCTCTATTACAAATGCAAAAATAGGGAATGTGATTCAATCTAATAATTATTTAAATGGGAGGCCGAGCTGGATAATTAATAAAAATGGGTTTGCTGAATTCCAAAATATAAAAGCGAGAGGAGAAATAGAGGCAACTTCTGGACGTTTAAAAAATGTTGTTATTGAAGAAAGTTGTGACATTCTCGGTAAGCTAAAGGTTGAGAATTTAGAGGGGAATATAGTCACAGTTACTCAGGACGTTTATCACAACCTCTCATTCTCTCATGACAATATTGTTGAGCTATTTAAAGTTAAACGCAGAACACAAAAGTGTTTTATATGGGTGCAAGGAGCATTAAATCCTTACGAAAGAATACCCAATAATGGCGTGAAACCAGAAAATCGTTCAGCATTTGCATATCGTGCACCGTTTTACAGAAATGGTGCAGGGGCGGCTGATATCTATATTGATGGAGTTATCCAGCCTAGACCGAGCATCTACAACATGGAAGACACAGCAACATCTGATTTTTATGCTGTAAATGAGTTTGTACTGGAATTAAGTCCGGGTGAAGGAGTTGCAAGTATTGGTATAAAAATCCCTCAAGGTGGCAGTGAAACGACACGGTTTATTATGCGAGCCAGAATAATCGTATTCCCAGATAACCAAGACGTTATTTTTAATTAATTAGGAATTCATAATCATGATATACACAACAGGCACTGTTAGCACAGTGTCAGGGTCTGCTATTGTCTCTGGCACAGGTACTAAATGGACAGTTAATAATCCCGCTATTCGC